CGTTGGGATTGGTAGATCACTTTCTACAAAGGAAAAGAAAATGGAAGTTCAGGAAAAAACACAAAGCACAGCCCAGGTTGTTGCAGAGGCTCCACCAGTTCCAGTGATTGATGAAGCCGCAATCAAGAGAAATGTCATTGCCGAGCAAGGCCGCATTCGTTCTTTAGCCAAGAGTTTTGGTAAGGATGACTTCGCAGAAGCTGCGATTAGAAGTGGGATGAGCTATCTGCAATTCGCAGAAGAACTAGGTGATGAAGTCCGCACCAATCCGCACAGCGTTCAGCCCAAGCTGACTGAAAAAGAGAAGCAAAATTATTCTCTGATTCGAGCAATTCAAGCGGCAGCGGAAAACAATTGGGGTTCCGCAGGCTTTGAGAAAGAAATTTCAGATGAAATTGCCAGCAGAACAGGCAAGCAACCTCGAAGTTTCTATGTGCCAGATCATGGCTACAGTCATCAAAGAACCTTATCAGCCGTAACAGGCTCCAGTGGTTCAGGTTTCAGTGATTTGACTGTTGCCGAAAACCTGCTGACAGATCGCTTTATTGATGCACTGATTTCAACCTCCATTCTGGGACAGGTTGGAGCGACACGCTTTGAAGGGTTGGTTGGTGATGTAAAAATCCCCAAGTTCAGCGCCAATGCCAGTGTCAGCTTCCAGACGGAAACGGGATCAGTTGCCAATAATGAGCCGGATTTTGGACAGATTTCCATGACTCCAAAAACCGCAGCCAACAAAATCCAGATTTCACGCCAGCTTCTGCACCAAGGGCTGAATGGTAATCTGGAAACCACACTTCGCAACCACATGGTGCGACTGTTTGCAGCCAAGCTGGATAATGTGTCGCTGAAAGGTGGCGGATCCAATGAGCCAAGTGGTGTGCTGCAGACTACCGGAATTGGTGATGTTGAGAGCGCTGGAACCTCTGGGAATGCTGCTTTGACGTATGGAAACGTAGTCGACATCTGGAGCGAAGTGGCTGCAGACAATGCTTTGCTAGGGAGCCTCTATTGGGTGACACATCCAAGAGTGGTTGGCAAGCTGATGCAGACTCTGGTTGCTGCTTCAACAGATTCCAGAATGATCATGCAGGACACCAATTCTCTGCTTGGTTATCCGCTGGTTCAGACCACTCAAATGCCTTCGAGTTCTCCTTACACCTTGTTATTCGGAAACTTCACAGACCTATACCTTGGCTTCTTTGGAGCCTTGGATGTGCTGGTTGATCCGTATGGTGCAGCCGGAAACTCAACGGTAAACCTCTACTTCTATCAGATGATGGATGTAGCCGTTGCCAGACCTGAATCATTTGCTGCAGCGCAGGATGTGACTGTTTAAGCGATGCTTCAACTGGATGAACTGAAAGATTGGTGTAAAGGGCAGACGGCTCTTGTTATTTGCGGAAGCCCTTCTGCACCTGCTGATGTTCGCCAGAGTGAATGGGAAGGAGCGCATTGGATTAGTGTAAATCAACACGCTGCGCTTCTTCCAGACTTGGCTTGGTGCTACGCCCACGATCCAAGCATGATCGAATTTTTGAGAGATGAGATTGGAGTTCAATGCCCGATTGTTTCCCCACAGTTTGCCAAGCTTCACGGCAAAGACATCTATGCCGGAATCTGCCCTTGGGTGCAGCTCAGTGGGCCAGAGGCTCTTTGGTGTGCAGACTATATGGGATATGAGAAAATTTTCCTTTGTGGGGTGGACAGCTACGAACACACCAGAAGGGACTACTGGCATCAATTCGCAAAGCCTGAAAATGACAAAAGTTTTAAAGGCAAACGCAACCCAAGAAAAGCAGCCTGGGGGGAAATTATCAGCAAGTTACGGAGTCCAGAAAGAGTAAGAACCTACAACTCGAACCTGAACGAATTACTGAAGGCAAGAAAATGAAAGTTCAAATCATCAGAAGCACAGTTGCAGATGGAATGGTAGTCAAAGCCGGACAGGTGGTCAGCCTGACGGTTGAATCTGCCAGAGAAATCATGCGCCTTGGAAAGGCGATTCCCTATGATGAGAAAGAGCCGCTGGTTGATCGCTCCGTAGGCTTAACCACAGAAAGCCAACCGAAGCTGGTAAAAAGGAAAGCTACTAAGAAAACCCTACAGAATGATTGACGTAGTCTGCATTCTTTTTCAGCCGGAAGGCAAAGGACTTCCACAGTTTTCAACAGGATATTCTGCGAAATGGGTGGACAAGCTAGCCAGAGGAATCCAGAGAAACACAAGCCATGACTATTACCAGTTCATCTGCTTGGTTGATCAGTTTTACGAATTTGAAGAGGACATTGATCAAGTCCAAATTGAAGGGGATGAATCCGGTTATGGCAATGTCATGGAAACCTTCAGGCCGGACTTGGGAAACAATCAACGCTTTGTTTTTGGACTCGACACCATCATTCAGGAAGATTTAGACGAAATCCTCAGTTGGAGAGGCAGAGTTGGACTTCTTACAGATCCAAACTATCCAGAAACGATTTGCAACGGAGTGGGTAGCTATTCGCCAGAATTCTGCAAGTGGATCTGGGCAGAGTGGCAAAGGAAAGAGGATTATGAAGACCGGATTCTCTACAACGGCAGAATCTCAGAAATGCAGTTTTTGCGATTGCTTGCCAATGATGCAACTCGACTGAATGAAGTATTTCCAGATCAGATTCAGTCCTACAAGTGTCACTGGCTAAAACAGCCAGAAAAACGAGAAGAAGCCACCATTGTCTACTTTCATGGAAATCCAAAACCGCCAGACGTACACGGTGATCTACTGAGGCATTGGTGAACATCGATAAGACCGTAACCATTGAAGACAATGTCCACCTTGGCAAGAACGTCTTTATTGGGCCTTACACAATCATCTATGGGCCTGTTGAGATTGGAGACAACGTCAAGATTCATGGGCATGTCTCCATTGGCGATACCCCACAGCATAGAACAAGGCCAAAGCTTTGTGGGGTTGAAATCGGTGACAATACAACAATTCGAGAATTTGCAACCATTCATGCCGGAACCGAAAACAAAACCAGAGTTGGCAAAGACTGCTACCTCATGAATTACTCGCACGTCAGCCATGATTCAGTGGTTGAAGAAAACGTCACGCTTGCCAATGCGGTGCAGCTAGGTGGGCATTCTTACGTCATGCAAGGCGCAACGATTGGGCTTGGGGCAACGGTTCACCAGTATTCGCTGATTGGAAGCTTTTCCATGATCGGCATGAACTCAGTGGTTGGAGTTAAGGCCCGAATTACCCCAGGAAAAATCTTTGCCGGAAATCCAGCCAGAAGCGCTGGTGAAAATGTGATTGGCTTGAGTCGAAACAAGGTAACGAATGAGTACCTAATCAAAGAAACTGAGCGCTACTGGTACATCCTCGATGGCGATTGAATCAGATGCTGATCGTGCAATTTATCTGGATACTGCTGATTTTGGCGTGACTGTCACTAAGGCAGATGCCACCACCTTTTCGGCAATTTGGGATTTACGCTTTGTCCTAATTCAACCCAATGGCTTATCGGTTGGGTATGAATCGGCAGAACCTCGACTAATGGCAAGAACCTCAGACGTTAGTTCTCTCAGTCATGGCGACACGCTGACGATTCAAAGTGTCAGCTATGTTCTCAGAGGGATTGAGCCGGATAATCTGGGAATGACAACGCTCTTAATGGAAGAGGCCAGTGTATGAGCGTTCTGCATGCCAGACAGACGATTCGTGAACAGGTGGCTCAACTGATCACGCCTTTAACTACAACGGCTGGCAGAGTCTACACCACCAGACATCACAGGCTGGATCAGTCAAAGCTTCCTTGTCTGCTGGTTTATGTCTTAGAAGAAAATGTTGATCGCAGCGCTTTCAGTAAATTCAGGACACTTGAAAGAACATTGATTGTTCGCATAGAAGGGGCCGCAAGAGCCACCAGTGATTTGGATGACACCTTGGACTCTATTGGTGGCGAGGTTGAATATGCCTTGGGCGGACAATTACCAGCAGGAGTAGAGGAGTTCTATCTTCAGAATGTACAGATCGATTACACCTCAGAAGGCGATGTTCCACTCGGTGTGATCAAAATGGATTGGTTTTGTAGGTATCGCCAGACAATCGCGCAACCGGAAGAGGCTGGCGATACGATTCTAGTAGCAAATGCCGTCTTGGATGGTGGCACTTTTTAAAGGAGAGAAATGGCTAGATTGCAACTGAGAAGGGGATTGAATGCCAATCTCCCCACTACGTCTATGCTCGCAGGCGAGCCGCACTTCACAACGGATCGAAACAATATCTTTGTGGCGACAGACGCAACGACAAAAGTTCCCGTCACGCCACCAGTAGATTCGCTTTCAACACTTAGTTCGATTAGTGGAGCCAGTGATCTAATCATGGTCCATGACGCCTCAGAATCTTCTGGGCAGATGGAAAAGAAGATAACCTTCAACGCCTTTAAGACAGCACTGAACATTCCTGAATCTAGCACGGATGAACTGGTTGCAGCCGTATCGGGTGGCACGGCTGGCTACATTGGCGGAACGGATGGAAGTGATGGAGTAGTCAGAGGCGATTCTTCTATTACTGTTGCCATTGATACGAGCAACGATTTTGTGACGCTATCGGTCGCCACAGTGGATGGA